CTGCCGCGTCCCATCCGGCACCGACAACCAGCCTGCCAGAGTGACGGTGGCGGTATCGCCCACGAACCACGACCCAAGCGGGGCGCCGAGTCTGTCGGTGCCCATCTCAATGGTGACCTGGTCAATCATCTTTGCCCGCGCAGCCAACGCGCCCTCAGCTTTCTGCTTCAGCACGAACGTGTCGGCCTGGTCTGCATCGGTGATGATGCCCTCCACAAACGGAGCATGGTCGCGCCACACCTGAGTAAGGTTCTCCGCCCAGGCGATGGCGGTTCCTTCGCCTTCTCCGGCACCTGTGCACCAGATGCGGTGAGTGATGTCCTTGCCCGTGGAGGTCACCTTCACCTCAATGTCGGCTGCGGCGAGCGCGGTTGTATCGAAGTCCGGCGTGAACTTCTGCGCGATGAACGGGTATTCCTCAACCCCGTGCATGAACACCCATTCAATATGAGTGTGTGCCTCACTCTTCCAGCGAGGGCGCAGCATAATATCGGGGCCGTTAATCACCGCCGACAGCTCGCTCCAGCGTTTGCCGATGAGGTTGTTCGCGACGTTCCACCGCTCGTAGGTGCGCTCTCGGGTCTGTGCCCCGAGCCCACCCTGCACGCCGTGCACCACCGGCAGTCCGCCACCGGGACGGTTCATGCAGTGCACGGCAAGAGCCCAGGCAATCTCGCCCAGGCTCATGGTCTTGTAGGTTAGGGTGTCCCAGATGGTGCGTCGCTCGAACAGTTCACGCACACCCGCGCACTTGAGTTCCAGGTTTGTTCCGGTTTCGGTGCCCCAATCGATGATTGGGCCGGCAATAAGTGGGTACTCGGTGCCGTCCTGCCCGGTGTGGGTGAGGAGCACGCCGCCTGTGAGTGGCTCATAGGTTGTGCGTTGGTGCCCTGCCAGGCTCCGCTTCGGAATCGTGAAAGTCAGTTCCTCGACCTTGTTTAGGCTGATTGCCCAGGAGCATGCGGTCACGTCCTGGATGGGGGAACCGACCGCACCGGTCACCGTATCCAGCCAGTACAGCCTGAATCCCACAGTTACTCCTTTGCCACGCCCATGTCGATAACCCGTAGAACATCCGAGGGGTACTTCGCTCCGAAGCCCTCATAGCGGGTGGTCCATTTCTCCCAGCCCCACACGCGCAGGCTCACGGTGTAGTGGATTGTGTGCGAGCCCTTCGGCAGCACCACCACGTCCGAATAATCGACGGTGTCCCATACATTGGTGAAGACTCGTTCGCGACGTAGCACCAACTTGTTGTCAATGTAAATGTCGTAGTTCACGCTGCCACGGTCGGACGGGGAGCTGGAAGCTGCGGAGGTGGAGAGTGTCCCCTTCGCAACGTTGGCGGCGACGCTTGAGATGGACGAGGTGAGTCGAATATCGAGGGCACGGTCAGTGGGTAGGAAGAACATGCCCTTGCCGCGAGTGATCACGCCGTCCGTCTTGTCGTGTACCGTATCCGTCTCGGTCTTGTGCGAGAACAGCACACCGAGGGTGCCGCCGATTGGTCGGGCGAACGTCACGTTGGCGGTCTCGGGTGCTGCATTCGTGCCAGTCATGCCCGCTTTAATCTCGCGCTTGGAGATCACCACCGCATTGTCCGGCACCTGGGTGCCGACCGCGACTCGCGCGCTAATGGATCCGTTCACGGGCTGGGTCTGCTGCTCCACATAAACGTAGTCGGTGCGAGCTCCGGTCGCCGGCGCTGGACGCGTGGCGATGGTCTGCCCGACCACCGGCACCAGCACCGCACGGCTCGGCGCGATATGTACCACGACTGCGCCCGGGGCGATGACGTATTCCATGCTGGAGCGGGTGCCCACCGTGCAGCCGGAGATAATGCCCGGCTCGGGGTACTGCGCCGCGAGCACTGCCTGCAGGTCGTCAGGGGTGGTTCCGTTCCCCTGCGCGTCCGGCGCCATTCCAAAACCAACACTCATATGTTCTCTCCTAAATGTATGTTGAGCGTGCGGTTACATCGACCCAACCGGTTGCCGGCGCGAGCGCCTGCACAACCGGCACGAACCCGGCACGCGGCGGGATTTTATGCCACTCGCGCGACACCAGCTCACTCGTCCTGTCCACGCCACCAATCAGCAACCTGCCTCGGGCGCAATCGATTGTGACTGGCGCGGTTGCCAATACCGCGTACGGGTACTCGATAATCCGGTTCTCCGCAGTGATGCGGAACCCGCTAGACCAATCCCCACGCACTGTGTAGATCGGGTAGGCATCCACGTTGCCCTCGTTTACAATCGAAGTCGTCATCGGAGCCTGCGAGCCAAACGAGAGCACACCGCGTGTGGGTTGCTCAGGCACGAACAGCGGGAATCGCAAACCAACCCCCGCGCCGGCTGGGTAAAGCTGATAGGTGCGCGGTGGCGCGTACAGCCACGGCTCGGGTGCAAACAGTGGCACCTCAAATAGAAAGGCGGAGTCCCCAAGGAACTCTACCTTCACGTCCCCATCCAACCGGACCTCTCCCGTTAGGTCGAGCGTGTCCGTGGCGACCCGGAGCGTGCCGAGTCGCCCATCCCACATCAGGGATGAAACGAACCGGTCGGCAAGCTCGCGCACCTGCACGCCCGTGTTCGACACAGCGCTACCTTTGAGCGTGAGCGTGCGGCCGGTACGGCGCGCCGGGGCGTGAACCATGCCGTGCCCGAGTTTGCGCTGCGCATCATCAGACTCAACTCCAACGCCGCCGACCCAGCCCGCCAGGTCGGTTACCCACACTTCCAAGTCTCCTGCCGGCTCTTCAAAGGTGGTGAGTACCAGGGTGCCGTGCGCCCCGGTCAGCTCCACGCGGAGCCCATCCTTACCTATCAAAGCAACGCTCCTTCCAAACCGCTCAGCTGGTGCGACATGGCCTCACCAACACGCCGACCGAACCGCTCGGGAGCCATCTCCTCACCAGCATTCACATGCACATGCAACGCCCTACCAACAGCAGGGGTCGCCACAGCAGCGCGTGCCGAAGCGCGACCCACACCAGCGGCAACTCCACCGATGTTGAACCCGCCACTGATAGCGCCCGGGGTGAGCGCCATCGAGAGAGAACCCATCCCATCCTGTGCCGCCTCAACAGCAGCGTCCGTCATCGACCGCACCGCGTCCACAGCCATGTCGGATGTCTTGTCGATACCGGCGGCGATGCCCGCAGGAATCCACACGCCCACCTGGTCACGCATGACACGAGACGGCGAGTGAATTCCTAGAGCAGACTTCACGAAATCAGGCAGAGCGTTGACGACACTGCGGGCGGCATCCATCACCGCGCCGGCGGCGTTGCGGATACCAGATGCGATACCTCCCACGATGTCGCGGCCGATAGAGATCATTTGACCAGGGATGCCCCGCACCACGCCGATGATATCTGAGCCCATCGAGCGGAAGAATCCGACCACGGTGTTGATGCCTGCAGCCACGCCGTTCTTAATGCCTTCCCAGATGGTTGAGACGATTCGTCCGATACCGTTCCAGGCGGCATCCCAGATGCTACGAATCAGGTTCACAGCGTTCGTGATGATGGAGCTAACGATGTTGATTGCACCAACGACAATGCCCTTGATGACTTCCCAGACACCAGCGACAATCTGCTTGATGCCCTCCCACGCGGCGCTCCAGTCGCCCTTAATGATTGCGGTCACCGTCTTGATGATGCCGACGACGATATTGAGGGCGCCCTGGACAATCGGGACGATTGCCTGCACCACGGTCGTGACCACATTCAGGACCGCCTGAATTGCAGGCACCAGAATGTCAATCAGCGTCGTGATGAGAGGGACGATTGCCTGCACCACGGAGGCGAAGACAGGAATCAGCGAGGTCACGAGGACAACGACAACACCTGCCACCGCCCCCACGATTGCCGCAAGCACTGGCAGAAGGCTCTGAATTGCAGGCAGCAGCGCAGCGAGCACCTGAGTACCCAAATCCACGACTACCGCCACAATCTGACCAAACACCGGCACGAGCTGAAGCAACATCTCCCCCAGCTGACGGAAAATCTCCATAATCTGCGGGAGCATCGCCATGACCGCAGCTCCCAGCTGAGCGAGCGCAGGGACAAGCTGATTCATCAGCTGTTCTCCCACCGGAGCGAGCGCCTGCATGATCTGGGTGCCGAACTGGACAATCATCGGGAGCAGCGGTGCAAGATGCTGGCCAATCTGTCCCAGGGACGCCATGAGCGCCGCACCCATCTGCGTCAGAATGGGCATGAGTGCCGCGATTGCCTGACCGATGAGCGGGATAAGCCTGTCAATGACTGGCTGGACAGCCTGGACAACCTCAGTGAATAGCTGGGTTGCCATGACTGCGAACCGCTGCAGGGCGGGGATGATGAGCTGAAGTGCCGGTTGCAGTGACTGAATCAGCTTCTCGCCCAGCTGGCCAATGAGTGGCAGGATTGTGTTCAGTGCGGGCTGGATAGCCTGCATCAACGATTCCCACGCGGCGCGCCCAGTCTCCGTCTGAGTAAAGAAGTAGGCGAGCGCACCTGCTACGATGCCGATAGCACCGACCAGAGAGGTAAAGGGATTAGCCTTCATCAGACCAAATGCTTTGGAGAGGTTGCCTGCGATGTTTGCGGCGGCGGTGTTGAAGGCGGTTTGTGCTGTAGCTGCTGCGCGGACTGCGACCTCGTAGACGGAGGCGGCGGTTGCACCCAGCTGGTAGTTCCTTCCGAGTTCTGCGATTTCTCGGGCAGAGCCTGCTCCGCTGGTTAGCATTTTGAATCCTTCGGCTACGCCCATGACGGTGTCTTTGGCCGACGAAATGGCGCCCATAGCGGTGTTGTAGGATTCGATGGCGCTCTTTCCCAGCCCGATTGCGGTTGTCACGCCTTTGTATGCGGTGACGGCGGTCCCGAGTGCGAGGACGAGCCGGCCGACTCCCTGCTGATGGTTTTCGATGAACTGGGAGAGCTGGAAGAGGCCAGTTGAGAGTAGACGGATAGAAGACTCGAGGATATCGAATGCACTTGTTGCTGCGTTTGCGCCGTCCCCTGCTCCACTGAAGCTGGGGAGTACGGATTTGAACGCAACCGCCAGGGAGCCCACCACTCGGATAATATTCAGTGCAACCGAGACGAAGGAATGCAGCAGAGGAGGTAAGACGGTCCCAAGGAATGCCCCTACCTTCTGGGCTACACCGACAATGCCCGCGCCTTGGGTTTGGAACGCGGAGGCAAACCGGGCAATCTCTTCACGGATAATCTCGAAGGTGACCGTGAAGCTCTTACCATCGCCCATGGTGGACTTGAAGCCCGCAGCAAAGGCGCTAATGGCTTCCCCAGCCTTGGTGATACCCGCCCCAATCTGTTCGCCGATAACCTTACCGAATGCTTCGACCGGCTTCATCCACCCCTGGAATGCCAGGAAGAATTTGGTGAGCGCCGGATATATGCCGGTAAGGATGTTCGCGCCGAAACGGCCTAGTGCAGCCTGTGCGTTGGCGAACGCGCCAGGTAGCGTGTTGCCCATTTCGAATGCGACGTTACCGGCGGCGGAGGTCATCGCCTTCTCGAATTGCTCGAAGTTGATCTTGCCGTCGGAAGCCATCTTGAAGACCTCTTCGGCCGTCACGCCAAGCTGCTTGCCCAGTGCTTGGTAGATCGGGATTCCTCGGTCTGCGACCTGGGCGAGGACGTCATTCTGTGCCTTGCCGACACTCGCGACCTTAGCGTAGATTCCGCCCATTTCCTCCATGCTGGAGCCTGACGCAGCGGCGGAGTTGGAGACCGACTTTAGGACAGCTTCAAGCT